GGTCTTAAAATGGCAAATGGTGGTATAGCAAGTGGCCCTACACAAGCATTAATCGGTGAATATCCAGGAGCTAAAACAAATCCAGAGGTAGTAGCACCATTAGATAAATTACAAGGCATATTAGCAAATACAATGGGTGGTGGCTCTCAAGGCCCTTCAACATTACAAACAAGAATTAGTGGTAACGACTTAGTTATCCTAATGGAGAGAGCGAATAAAAACAGAAACGGATATTTCTAATGGCCTACGGAGCAAAATACAGACTTTCATTTAGCGACATATATCAAAATAGTGGAAATAATTATATCGCTACGATATTTAAAAAAGACTATTCTGGTAGTATATTTGAATTAAACGCAAGTGGCGACCCACTAACAATAGAAACTGATAGATCGTCAAATTCTGTATATCGGCCAATAATAGGTAGTACAGCTACACTAAATGTAAGACTACTTGATTCAGATTTTTCAGCAAATAGAGTTTGGGAAGACATAACTGATAGATGGGAAGATTATTCAGGAGTGTGGGATGCAATTAGCTTCAATATAGAGGAGTTTCTTTTATGCGGATTTGATGATTTTTACATTGAAATAGAGAAAGATTCTGAACTTTATTGGAAGGGGTGGTATGTTACCTCATCTGATACAACTCTTGACGAAATAGTACCATATACTCCAATCGGAGGACTTAATGTTTTATCTACCTCATTTGCAAGTCTAAATACTATTGTTGATTACGATACAACCGCAATTAGATTTACTGGTACTGATAACGATACAATAAAAAATATATTATTAGACTGTGTTATAAACTCAAAATTAGAATTAGACATAATGTTAAATTCATCTTATGAGTTACAAGGAGATGTACTGTTAGATGAGGTTTTTACAATATATAATACCTATGTGTTAAAAAACGCATTCTTAGAGGGTATAAATAAATATAAAACTTTTTATGAAGTTCTTGCTGGGATATGTAGTCAATTTGGACTAATTGCATATCAGAGAGAAGGCAAATTTTATATAACTGATTATAATAATTTAGTAAATAATAATACAAGAGAATATAATAAATATTCATACATAGATAAATCATTCATATCGGTAGTTCCTGAAGTTGATACAGTAATAGAATTAAACTCAGCGGGTTTTTCAAATATTGGTCAATCTCAATCAGTTCGTTATTTATTGCCATCAAGATATATAGATTTAAGTAATTCTCCATCAGCAGCTATAAATACTATAAATCCATCTTTTACATTAATAAGCTCAAGATATATATCTGGTAGTACATATTATTATACAATGGATGGATGGACATTATACGGTTATCCAACTTTTGATATTACAAATATAAATAATCTTACATCGATTTATGGATATGCAAGAAATGCAACCGCTCCTCTTAATATTTATTATGGTGCTACTGGATTTGCAGCAATGCATACAACACAGAACGATGCAAAATATATGCAAACATCCGAGGGGAGGTCAGTAAAAAAAGGCGATTATTTTAGCGTATCATTATCATATTCTTATGATGCGAGATTGGGGAATACTTATAAACCTACAACTAAGTTTGCAATTATATTAAAGGTAAATGACCCAAATAATCCTGGGACTGAATTAACATATTATTTAAACGCATCTGGTTCTGAATTTACAACAACTTTAGCATATCAATCAGGTTCAAATATAAATCTAAAAGGATTAAAGATACCTAATGACGGAACTCTATTTATAAGGATGTTGATACCTTACGGTGCTTTTACAGCAATGACTGGAGATCCGACTACAAATCCAATACTATGGGTAAATTATGCAAATATACAGACATATTCAGGCTCATCAAGCAATCTTCCATCTAAGCAAACATATAGAACTTATGTAGAAGATAATAAATATACTAATGATACTATTAATTTAGATTCTATATTATATATATATGATGCTACAAGATATGATACACCTATATTTAATCCAGCTACCCCTGGGGGGCTTTCGAGTATAAATAATTTTGTTTCATCATCTCAAATTACAAATTTATTAACAAGTGAATATAGAAATCCGTTAATTTCTAATTATGGTAATGCAGTTACACCAGTATCGCCAAATATATATAAGAATAGTGGCTTTCCAAATACAATTATTAGCGGTAATTATAAATCTACCATGAATCCAATAGGTTCTAAATTCTCATATACGATAACTGGATTTGTAGAAAAAACATTTATATTAATGGATTATAAGAATGATTTTAAAAATTCTGAACAGGATGCTACACTATATTCAATTTCATTCGCAGATGCTACTGCGGCTAATATACAAACAAAATTAATAACTCAATAAAATGACTGCTCACGAAAAAAATAGGTTAGAGGCAATGGCAGAAGAAATGGATGACATAAAGGGGAATATTACGGAATTGAAAGAGATGATTAAAGATGTCCATACTCTATTAGCTGGTAATGCTTCATTCCCTGATCAACGTGGGCTTGTAGAAGATTATAATCAAACAAAGAATAAGGTAGAATCATTAGAAACCGATGTAAAGAAATATAAGTCTTACTTCTACGCACTTGTAACGCTTGTAGGATTTGGTATATTTAACTTTATTAAGGATTTATTAAGTAAGTAATGGAAATAAAACAAGTATCCCCTAATGGCTTAAAATTCATATCTAAAGAAGAGGGTATGGTGTTAAAGCCCTATAAGTGTAGTGCTGGAGTTCCTACGATTGGTATTGGCTCTACATATTACGAAAATGGTAGCAAGGTTAAGATGACAGATGCTCCAATAAGTGAGTCGAGAGCATTGGAGTTATTTAAGAACGTATTGAAGAGTTATGAGTTGGCAGTATATTCATCAACAAGAGATGATATTAATCAAAATCAATTTGACTCATTGGTTAGTATTGCTTTTAACATAGGTACAGGTGCTTTTAAGAAATCTACGCTATTAAAGAAGGTTAATGCAAATCCAAATGATATAACAATAGGAGCTGCTTTTGAGGCGTGGAAAAATGCTGGTGGTAAGCCAATCTTACTAAATAGAAGAAAAAGAGAATATCAATTATATATAAAGAAGTAACATGGCAAGGGCAAAAGTTGCAGATATTGCTGCATTTAAGAAAAAACCAAAGAGGAAAAGACCAGGTCGTCATTCCAAAAAGGGAGAATCTAAAATAAAGGAATCTAAACTATACAAAAAGAAATATAGGGGGCAAGGGAAATAATGGAAAAATTATTATATAAATTATTAGGCAAAAGCTGGAAGACAAGTGCTATTGGGTGGGCTTTAATCATCGGTGGCATATTTACAGGTGTTACAGCAAAGGCTACTTGGACAGATGCAAGTGTTACTATTGGGATAGGAATAGGTTTATTACAAGCAAAAGATGGCGATAAGAAATAGTTTATTTGTATTTTTATTATTATTATCGTCTTGTAGTATATTCAAAACAAGAACGGTTTTAAAGACAGATAGCGTATTTGTAGATAGAACAAAGATAGTTACTGAGCGTATTGTTGATACAGTAATTACAATAAAATCTGATACAGTAAAGTTTTCTTTTAGCAAACCTGAAAGAGATACAACATTATATTTATCAACAAAAAATGGGGGTAGTGTTCGTATCATTTACAAGAATGGTATCTACTCAATAGCCTCAATAATAGCCGAGAAAGCTATTCCAATCAAGATTTACGAGAAAAAAATAGAATATAGAAACGTGTTTTTTAAACAAAAAGGCAAATCGGTTGTCGCAAAAGGAAATTTTAATTACGCAGATTTTTTTATTTTCTTGATTATTAGCATTATAGTTATTACCTTAGTGTTAAAATCAAAACTTAAACAATATGTACAGACCAAGACTAAACTCTGGTGAATACGATTTAGTTAAGAGTTTTAGAAACTCTAATGTCGTAGGAATTATTGGCGACCGCCATGCCCCTTTTACCCATCCCGATTATTTTAAGTTCGTTTACGAGGTTTTTAATAAATTCCAAGTGAATGAAATTGTTGATATTGGTGATGATACAGACTTTCACGCTATTAGCTACCACGAATCAGACCCAGATGGTCATTCAGCAGGTAGCGAGTTAGATTTAGCTCGTAAAGAGCATGAGCAATGGTGGAAAGCGTTTCCTGAAGTTAATGGTTGCATTGGTAATCACTCAGCTTTACCTCATCGCAAATTACAAACAGCAGGACTTCCAAAGTCTATGTTTAAGACTTATAACGAAATGTTAGGCTATCCAGAAGGATGGACTTGGAAGCACTCTCACGAAATTGATAATGTTCTATACCAACATGGTACTGGCTCAAGTGGGGCGCAAGGTGCTATTAATAGAGCAAGAGATAACCGTCAGTCTACCGTTATAGGTCATATTCACTCATTTGGGGGAGTTAGTTACTCTGCAAGTGATAGAGATATGATATTTGGCATGAATGTAGGATGTGGTGTTGATGTAGATGCCTATGCAATGGCTTATGGCAAGGTATATAGTAAAAAACCTACTTTGGGTTGTGGTGTAGTAATAGATGGCAAGATTGCCTTGTTTTTACCCATGGACTTAGGGTCTAAAATAGAATGGATTTAAAAGAGCGAAATAGGGAGCAGCAGGATAAACTTACATTTGGTGATTTAGCCGAATATATGCTTACTCTTGGAGAACTTCATAATTTATTAGAGGAAAGTAATGCTCCACAAAAGTTTGCTGTCCAGATGAAAATAATGGATGAAATAGACGCTATTATAGACGCTCTAAGCATACGAAAATGATTCAGCTGATATATGATAACCCTCCTACTTTTATTGAAGTTGGCAAGGTCAAAAAGAGGAAGATTTATCTTGGCTATAATGCTATCTACGCTGGAATCCATTACTCGGTTAGGCAAAAGATTGTGCAAGAACTTAAAGAGTTTCTTTGGTGTCCAGAGTTCGCAAAAATAGGGCTTATAGATAAGCCAGTTAAAGTTAAATTAATATATCGTCGTAATCTAAAGAATTGGGATTTAGATAACAAATGTGGTCTATGGGCTAAATGCTTTTTAGACTTGGCAAAAGGCCAAATGTTTGTAGACGATAATGTCAGGTATGTTAAGGAGTTAACCTATTGCTATGAAGAAGGAGATGATAGGTTAATAATAGAAATTGCGGAGGTGTAAAACGAGAAAGGGGGCGTAATGCCCCCAATCTTTACCCTTCAGAAAACCAATCAAACTGTCGGGCGATAACCACAGTCAAATATAACTAACACAAACTATTTTTCCTTATAATACTTATCAACAAGTATTCCTTCCCTTTCCTCATTCTTCATAATCAACATCACGTTAAAGATAATTGCTGATAGATGGTCTTCGTCTTGATCAACTCCGTTGTATAGATTAATCTCAAACTTTGCTAAATGACGATGGAGGCTTTCCAATGCTGTTTCAGTTGGCTGACCTTTCCTCCAATTACCCTTCTCGTAATGATTTGCTCCTTGACGCAATAAATAACCATATCTTAATCTAACATAAGCGTCTAAATGACTTGGTAGTGGCTTGTTTGTATCGTCATCCCTTTGGCTACCTGTATCAAACTGTCTTGTGCCTCTTTTATTAAATAGAGTTTCTTGTATATCCTTTTCAGTTATCAGTCCAGTTGCACTTGCGTTCTTTTCCCACCACCTTATATCATCAGTAACTTTAAAATTAGCTATCTGACTATAGTTCTTGTTTTTCTTTGTTTCGTTGTCGTGAGTTATTGTCATCGCTTATAAATTGTTAATCTAAGTGCTGTTCTAATTTCCTTTAATTCCAACTCCTTCTGAGCCTTTAATTTCATAAGGGCGTTAATTTTTTTCTGTCTTGATATTTCGTTTGCCAATGCTTCTAATACTTTCATTTTATCCTTTCTGCCCAAATTAAAAAATCTTTCTTAAAATAGACTTCATTTGTTTCAAAGTCTGGTTTATCCAATGTTAAATGTTCAAATGTTAAAACTTTTCCAGTTAGTTTACTTTTTGCTTTATCTACCCTTACAAGTTTAACTTTATTACCTATTGACCATGGAAATATCCAAACGCTTCCAATAAGTTCTTCTATGGTATTATATGAAGTCCTCTTCATCGTCTTCAATAACTAATCTAACCCTATTTAATGTTTTAGAAGATTCTTCATAAAACCTATCTTCCTTGTCAACAATTTTTAAGTTGTAAAGGGCTTGGCAAAATCTTATAGAGGGGTTCTTTAATAGGTATTCTCTTAACTCCTCAAGAATTTGTACGTTATAATTCTCCCTCTTGAACGTCATCGTCTTGTTTAGGCTTAAATGTATCAATAGCCTCTTTTACTATGACTGCATCATCTAAAGATAAAACTCCTTTTGACTGGGCAACTAATGCCACTTCTACTAAAATTTGAATTGCTTTTTCTTGTTCCATAATTATTTTTTTTTGCTAATATAATTAAAAATCTAAATTTGGTGGTATAAAGTTATCAACACTAATATCATAGAATGAAGATAACGCTAAATTATTTCTAAATAATACCCTTGATGTTTCACCATTTCTATTCTTGCGGATAAAACAAACGCATTTTCCTTTACTATCCTCCATTCTGCCATCAAACTCAAATTCTGGATAATCGTAATACTCTGCCCTCCATAGCATCAATACCATATCCGCATCTTGCTCAATACTACCAGATTCTCTTAGGTGATGTAAGAAAGGTATTTTAGGATCAGATGTTTCTACTTGACGAGATAATTGTGCGATTGCAATAATCGGTATATTTAATTCTTTTGCCAATAGCTTTATCTTACGGCTAATCTCAGAAATCTCTTGCTCTCTATTCCCCTTTGCCTTACCTACGTTTATAAGCTGAATATAATCGATAACAAGCAACTTAATGTCATGGCGACGCTTCATTGTAATTGCCCTTGCTCTGATATCGTCAATAGATGCGTTTGGCTTATCGTCAATATGAATTGGCAAAGTTCCTATGTTTTGTGCCTTTCTAAAATATTCGTGGAGCTTAGTTTCATCTAATTCCCTTATTCTTGAGTTGGATATTTGAGCCTCGATAGCTGCAAACTTTTTGGTTAATTCTGTATGGCTCATCTCTAAGCTAAAAAAACCTACAGGGGTATTATGATATTTTGCAAGTCTATAGG